TTTTTCCGAGGACGATTCTGAGGAGTCCGTCTTCGAAGGTGACTTCCCGTACTTCTGTGTCGTCGGATAAAGTCCACGCTCGTTGAAAACTTCTTTGAGCCAGTCCCTTGTGGATAAACGTCTTCTCAGATTCGGTGTCCTCCCGTTGCCCCTCGACAAAAAGTTTTCCATACTCCGTGAAGACATTGACCTCTCCTTTCTTAAATCCTGCTAATGCAATCTCTAAATGGGATTCCACATTATTTATTTGTATGAGATTATAAGGCGGATAGTTTTTTGTAGTTTCGTGAAGATTAAACAGACGATCGAAGTATTCGTCCATACCAATGCTGTTGCGGGTAATCTTATCCATCAAGGTATTAAGATCCGCAGCAGTATAACGCTGGATGTTCATTATGGTAGCTCCTTATGAAAGCGAGTTTGTGTTGTGTGGACCCTTTCGGCATCCATAGTATATATTATCACAAGACATAAAAAAGGGGGTGTGGACCCCCGTATCTTTTTATTCGGTTATCAGAAAAACTTGTTCTCAGCAAGTTGTCCCAATACTGGTTTCATCAGAGGATTTGCATCTGCAAGGAATGCATTCCAAGCACTACTATCAGAACCCTCAAATGGAATAGCAGTTTTATGAGTTTTCTTGATGATCATTCGATCAAAAGAAACTTCACGATCACAAAAACTATTGTAGAGATTTACAAAACGAGCGACAAATGGTTCGTTTCCTTTAATGATACCATTACCTTCAACAATATCAGATTGTTTCAGACTTTTTGCTTTAGGATTTACTTGTTGATGAGTGGGACCATAATCAATAAAATACCACTTCATCATCAAAGAGAAAGAATCAATTTGATTCTTTTTATCAATCCAATCAATATACTCATGAAAGGTTTTCAAGAAAAGAGAACCTGCCACAGTAGCATTACCCTGAATTTCTTTAGCACATTTCCACTTGGTAAATGCCCTAAGATACTTTGAAGTATACTCTTCTCCAGCAAGTTTCCTTGCTGTAGACATATAAGAGTGTGATGGGCATACAAATTCAGCACCATCAAGAGTTCCAGCGATGCCGATATTGAATTGTTTAAGATACTCAAACAACTCTACCGCCCAAGTTTCATTCGCATAATAAGCAGATTTAAACTTATCATCACCACTTTGATTGGTGCGATAGTTACAATCCGTATTGTGATCAAGAGATTCAATACGGACCATCTCTGCATGTGAGATGTTTTTGCGATGAAGTTTCAGAGAGATAACAACTCTGTCTTCAGTATTACGTCCACAAGCATATCGCTTAGATGCACGGTTGTTTCCCTTAGTCAATACGACCCTGAGTTCGGGTCGGCAATATGCGGACAGAGTATCTGCTGCGTCATGCGAGAATCCATTACGATTTTCGATGTGACGTTTCTGATTACCATATCGAAGTTCATCAATACGGTTGTAAGTAGGATCACTCCAGAGATCACCTACTCTACCGGAACATATGACGGTGGATCCCTCAGCAATCTCTCCAGAGTTGTACTTTTCAACTACATCTTCCATAAGAGGAAGACCCTCTGGAGCATTATCTACGGTTCCAAAACCTTGTAAATACTCTTTCGTCTTCTCATCTACTTTGTTCTCATAACATTTGTAGACACGAAGCAATTCCTTATATGCCATTTTAGCCTCCTTTGTTTTTGCTAAATTTAAGTTGTGAACCATCGACCGTGTTTATGGGTTATGGTCGATATGGGTATTATAACCCAAAAAGAAAGGGGGCGTCAAGCCCCCAGTTTCATTCGGTTTCTTCTACACGCTTCTTCTTGGAACCAATATTGTATTTGGTTTCCAAAATCCAATCTCCCTTGTCCTTATAAGCAAGGACTTTGATTTGGTTGAGTGGAGCAATATCTTGGATCTTAGTAACATCCACGATACCAATCAAACCCCAGTCAGCAAGCAACTGAGCGATGCGATTGCGGCGTTGGACATCGTTCACCGTCAGGTTTGCGTGTTTACCATCAAGGGCAAACAGTTCCTTAAAATGAACGAGATAGTATCTACCTTGCTTGTGTAAAATATGACAAGACTGATAGATTTTCTTTTCTTTCCTTGAAGCGACTCCGATACGGGTCAGAGTTTCACGCACTTTCAAAAAGTCATCGGGTTCATTAAGAACCACTTCAACCATTTGTTCAGGCGACCACTTCACTTCGGGTTCTTGAACCACACTCATTTTGTTCCTCCAGTTTCAAATTTCGATTTAATAAAATTAAGTTGTTCTTCTGTAAGAATCCTCAAAGCTTGTTTTGCCTTTTCATTACTATAACCATAATAACGTTTGACATAATCAAGATCTTTGATTGTATCCTTTCGGAGCCAGGGAGAAAATCTCTTCTTTTTCCTCAGACTATTTAGAAGAAAATCATATTGTAGTTTTTTAGGGAGGAAATGATAATGGTTCATTTCATTGGCAAACAGCACTGCATCCAGGTGACCAGAGAAGCAGCGGTTCACAATATAAGGAGGATATTCCTTCTCAAGTGAAGGGTCTTCGTCAATCAGGTTCTTTTTCGTCTGATTGATCGAGTTTAACCAGTCCTTCAATTCCATAATTAAAAAGTAGTAGTTCTTTGCGTTTCTTTTGCTCTCGCATGTATTCGCCAACAGACCTCATCGTATAAGTAAGGTCAAACTCAGCAGCATTCCAGTTAGTAAAACGGTCTTTGACTAACTGGTCTGAGTTATAACTAATCAACTGATCAAGACTACAAGCAGAGCAGTCAGCAGCAAACTTATCGTGATCAAATCCTTTGTGCATTGATCCCTTACGCCCATAGAGGTTATCCTTAATGTCATAAGGAGGATCAAGATATACAAAAGCATTACCTTCAGAACCAAGTAGGTAATCATAGGAGTAATTAGTTATACGCCAATTCTTGATTATTTCAGAATAACCTGGCAGTTTGTCAATTCCCCTGATTGAGAAGTTACTATCGCTTGCTTGGGCGGAGAAGGAGGAGGACTCAGTAAGACCTGAGAAAGAACACTTATTAACCACATAGAAGGAAACAGCACGATGGAAATTTTCACTGTCTTCCAGAGGTCTAGCAAGATATGCTTTGGCGTCAAGGAATAGGTTTTTAGCACTGGTAGGTTCGACATGGCGATATTTCAGTTGCAGCAGTTCATCTCTCATCTCACGACCAAACATCTGGAGTTGCTGCCAGAAGTTGACCAGAGGTTCATATAGGTCGTTTACCCAAACTTTCACGTCTGGATACTTTTTAGTAATATGAATAGCAACACTACCACCACCAAGAAATGGCTCACGGAACTCATCATACTCCCTTAGGTCGGGGAAGTATTGATCCATCTTGGCGACTGCTCTACTTTTTCCGCCCGGATATCTGAGACAGGTTTTATAACTTTTCAGACTGGTCATACTATTTCCTCAATCAAATTATAAAGTTTAGTAGCGAAATCTTCTTTCTTTACTGGAATAACATTCTTGGCGAGAAACGTAATATCATCAAAATGGACCCTAAAAGAAACTGTTGCGTCTTTAACTTTCGTTTGCTTCATACAAGCATCCCAAGTACAAATGCCTACAGTATAAGTTTTAGTATCCCATAGTAGCATGTAATCAAAAGTCTTTTCAGGGAGTCCCAAATTTTTACCTTGAAAATTTTTCAGTGTAATTTCCTTTGTCCATGGTATAGTCTTACAAAAAATACCATCCATGCCTTTTGATTCATAATGAAGATTATCTACAAGTCCATAAAAATCTCTACCATTTTCAGTGTCGCCAACATATTTAAGTTGTCCGCCACTGTATTTGGCAATAGAAATTTCTTGAACTTCGGCACGTAAAGGTCTAGTCTGATTTCTTTTTAATCCTTCAGTAGACTTAACCACACCAAAAATAGAGGCAAAATCAAAGAAACTGGGATTGATCATAATCTTTAGGATGATACTTCAAGTATTCAAGGAAGGTCATTTTCATTTCCTTCTTAGTCATACCACAATGTTTTGCGGCAGCAGGTAGAGTCATTTTAGCACGAAACAGTGCTTCATTTGCTTCCTGCACATTCTCAGGTGTAGTCTTCACTCGTGGTTCTACCAGTTTGGTTTTATCGATATTCAGTAGTCCCATCAAGCACCCCTACAAAACTATTAGTAAGTCTATTTACACTCTCTGCCATAACACGATACCCAGCACCAACATAAAGTTGACCGAATACAACAGCAACCGTGCAGATACCCCAGAAGATATAATAGTGAGATGATTTCATTTGTGCCAACCTTTTAGTTTTTTTGTTTTTCATAATTAATTATAAGTAAGTGGTTTACTCATATCCAACATTGGTTTCAGTTTACCAAAATTGACTGCCTTTTCGGAGAAGGACATTTCAAGTGCTTCAAGAATAGTAAGCAGATTTTCTTCTGGGTTTTCCTTAAACTTCTCAAGGTCCAGAGCAAAGTATTCAGTCTTATTCATTTAAAGTTACACTCCACCATAAGTTCAGTTAGACAAGCAAGCATATTTATTTCTTGGTCTGCTACGAACGCCGACTGATACTGATACTTAGCAAGCACAAGCACAGCAGCAGGAACGCTATTGTTTTCAAGGGATGTATAACAAGCATCGTAAATACGACGCATAAGTACAGTAGTATCATTGTCCATGTTAGACACCACCCACTTCCGAACTTCTGGGAAATTCTTTTCTTTAAGGTTTTTAACGAGTTCATTTACGGCAACATCGGAGAAAGTAGCAAGAATACCAGCATCAATCTTTCCACTCACAGAATAACGCTGACACTCATTAAGAACACGACGCCAATCGGGGAAGTGCTTATTAACAAGTTCTACCAGGACCTTGTTATCAGATTCAACACCTTCTGCAACCAAGATTTCTTGGAGACGCTTGAAGAATTGTGCGGCAATAGACTGACGCTCTTTTCCTTTGATGGAAAAGTCCACGACGGCGCAGCGGGAATGGAGAGGTTCGAGAATCTTGTTCTTGTAGTTACAAGTGAAGATGAATCGACAGTTCCCAGCAAACTCCTCAATAAACGCCCGTAGGAGGAGTTGAACATCGTTGGATGTGTTGTCAGCTTCGTCAATGATGATGACCTTGTGTTTAGAATCTGACGTAAGTGAGACGGTCGAAGCGAAGTTTTTCGCATTGTTTCGGACAGTATCCAGAAATCTGCCCTCGTCGGATCCGTTGATGACATATACATCTGCTCCAAGTTCGTTACACAGTGCTTTGGCGACGGTAGTCTTACCAATACCAGGAGGACCTGCCAAAAGCATATTGGGAATCTCGCCCTTATTTAGAAACTCCTGAAACATCTGCTTGGCAGAGTCAGGGAGAATACACTCTTCAATAGTCTTTGGGCGATATTTCTCAACCCAAATAAAGTTACTCATAATAAATTACTCACCAATAGTGTGAATCACTGGTTTCTCGTGTGCCAGTATACGATACAAGTCTGCGTTTTGTCCAGCAGAAACTGGAACAAATTCCTTCTCTGGGTCAAACTCATCATCACGAATTGCCTGGTT